CAAATATTAGAATATACGTTCTCAGATGATGCAGTTGCTGAAGAATTTGCCGCATTACTTGAAACATCTAATATAACTTCTACACTTAACAGTTATAATGCGTCTGTGGGCATTACATCCATCAGCACCATTACTGATGTGTGATTTAAATGCTAGATGAGGAATATGAATGCACCAGTTGTAATGCTCTATTCTCTATAGACCATGATATGGATGGCAGATACTATAGAGTATTACACTGCCCTTTCTGCGGCGAAGGGATCGATCAAGAAGAATATGACTTTGACACCGATCAAGAAAGCGAATAAATAGTCTACTTACGGAGTAGATTATGGTAATTACAAAAAAACGTAAGCCGTTGCCGAAGAAGGTGCATAGAGTATATTGCACTTACTTCGACGACGGCAAATTTTATATTGGGTATTCATGTAAAACTGAGAAACTATTCGAATCATATTTCGGAAGTTCCTCTTATGTGACTAACTATGAAGGCGAAATGCGCAAAGAAGTTGTCGCTGAATACGATAGCAAATCGCATGCCAAGGCAGTTGAGCATATCCTGCAATGGGAGCATAGACTCGACGACAGATGCATCAATCAAATGTGGAATGTGCGTCTGAGACTTGATCACTTGAAAGAATTAAAACTACCTGATTGGAGACCTGGATGCTATTCATAGCACTATTAATGCTGTCAGCGCTGGCGATTACATCAGTTGCTGGTTACTTTTCGATACTAGGTTTGATGGCGATTTTTCCAGCATCCCCTATTGCTGTTGCAGCGATGGGTGGATCTTTAGAATTTGCTAAACTCGTCACTGCGAGTTGGGTGTATCGGAATTGGAAAACTGCTAACAAACTGTTGAAGACATACTTCACAATCGCAATTGTGGTGCTATCATTCATCACAAGTATTGGGGTATTTGGTTATCTCAGTGGAGCACATATTGAACATACTACTGTTGGTGGTTCAGCAGTATTTAAAATAGAACAACTCGAGAGCAAGAAAGCATCTGCCGAAAGGAGACTGAAAAATGCGCAAACATCGTTGGATACTCTGGACAGACTCACTACTGCAGAGGATGTGCTCGATGCTAATTTCATTAGAAACCGACAGAAAAGAGAACGTGCGTCCCTTGATAATGAAATTAAGAGTGCGACTGCAGACATTGAGACTATTGAGACTGATCTCATACCGCTCAAAACAGAAAACCTTAAACTCGAAGCAGAAGTAGGTCCGATAAAATATATCGCAGAACTGTTCTATGGTAGTGGTGATGTCGCTACTGTGGATAAAGCAGTGCGCTTGATGATTATTGTTCTTATCTTTGTGTTTGATCCATTAGCAATTCTTTTGGTTATTGCAGCAAATATTTCGATTTTAAGCTTGACAAAGAAAGAAGAAACGGGTATAGTAGAATTTGTTGCTGCTGAGGTTGTTCCAACTCCACCATCAGGAGCACCGAAGAAGGTTGTTAAGAAACGTAAACCGATGAAGAAAACTGAAGTGGTAGTAGAAACCCCAACTGATTTCTTCGCGATGGAAAAGAATTTATCGACCCACGATATACCCGCACCAGATCCTCCCAGAAAATCTTGGAGAGATGGTAAAGTTGAAATTGATAAAACCAATATTAGGAGAATGTGATTATGGAAATCGACCGTGAAATGCTCGTAAAGAACCTCAAGAAGATGGACGCTGAAGTGACGTTTACAAAACGTAATGGGGATGTTCGAGTTATTCGATGCACTCTACAGGAAACTGTGGTGCCAAAGAAAACTACTGCTAAGGCCGAAAGCAAGGTGATTAATCCCGATGCTCTCCCTGTTTGGGATACGGAAAATGCAGGTTGGCGCTCGTTTAGATATGATTCAATTACAAATGTGAAATTTATAGCTTGACTTTTCCACGGAAACGAGGTATAGTAACTTATAAATTGAATAGGGCGAACAGATGTATAAGTTGAAAGTTCCGATTGCTGATTCTAAGATTATGGGCGTAGAACCAATCTGGGTCGACGATTATGAACCCACGAATTACCAGTCTGAATATGGTAATGCATTGAGTTGGTATAACTTTATTGTTGACCAGAAAGATTGTCGTGCGTTTCTCGTTGACTGGTTCAAGGAAGATAAGGATAAACTGAAGACTCTTAGTAAAGTTCCTGACAAGTTGCTTCCACGCACCTATGCCAATTCTGCTCGTATTGCTATGCGTGGGTTCCCTCTCAACGAAAGAGATAAGTCTCGTATCTGGGAGAAGGTTGAGGAAACTGTCAATAAGCGCACCAAACTCGAAGAGGATGATGCTTCTCCGGAACCTGTAGTCAAGGTTGCTAAGAAACCGTTAATTGCAGGTCACTTCATTATATCTGATGTTAATGATGAGATTGAGAATCTTGTCATCGGCGAAGATGTAAAGAACATGCCGCAGATTCTTATGCCATATCGTATGACAGATAGACATTACCTTGACTGCGTAGAAAAGATTCAACCTATCCTTGCTGAGTTTGCTGAATTGGTAGAGATTCGTCGGACACCCAAAGCAAACCTAACTGACATGCAGTCGCAGTTGCTCGATAGTTATGCACATCTGACGGGTATGAAGATTGTCAAGGATATCGTTAAGTTACTCGAATCATATGTCAACGATCTTAAGAAGTCATATGTCAGCAAGCAGGTTGCCAAGGTTCGTAAGAAGAAACCAAAGGATAAGTCCAAGTTGGTTCAGAATCTAAAGTTCCTTGCGAGTGATACTCCTCTCGGCGTCACCAGTGTCGAACCTATCAATCTACTAAACTGTAGTGAAGTATGGACATATGATACCAAGACACGAAAGATCTCTAAGTATTTCAGTCCAGTCAGTGGAAGCATTACTGTCAGGGGTGCAAGTCTTGTAGGTTTTGATGTGAACTTCTCTAACTCACGACTGCTTCGTAAACCAGAGACCCAAGTAAAAGAATTTGTTAGTCTTGCGAAAAATGGCTTGACTAAATGGTACTCAGCCGTTAGAAGTAAGTCTTCTCCTGTGCGTGCACGACTGACTCCGACTACATTAATTTTGAAAGTGTTTTAATGAGCGATAATGATAACGTGACATTTCTTAATCCAAAGAAGAAAGCAGAGGATCCAAATCCAGACAAGGAATCTCTATCATACTTCCTAGGTGGGATTGATGAGTACAGTTCTTATCAAGATGCTGAGCGTGCTGGTAAAGCAGTTATGGCAGGAATTACCAAGGTGTGCACTGAGAAGTTTGGTATTACACACCATGAAAGTTTCTATGCTGATGCAGCAGTGGTTTCTGTTTTGGTATATGGTATGTTCTTGCGTCAACGTGGGATGGATACTCCGGAAACAGTTATGCTAACTGATATTCGTAATGCACTTGATACAAAATTAAATGATGGGAATGATGAAACGTGATTGTTGTAGATTATAACCAGACTGCAATTAGCAGTCTAATGGTAAATTTGGGAGGTCGTCGAGACGTTGAGGTAAATGTTCCTCTAGTTCGGCACATGATCATCAATGCGCTTCGATCGTATCGTAAAAAGTTTGGTCCTGAGTTCGGTGAAATGGTTATTGCATGTGACAACCGTCACTATTGGCGTCGTCAGTATTTCCCGAACTACAAGGCAAACCGTAAAAAGTCTCGTGCCGATAGTGGTTTCGATTGGAACTCTATCTTCGAAGCACTGCATCTTGTTCGTGCTGAACTTGCTGAACACTTTCCATATGCTGTAATCGATGTTGATGGTGCAGAGGCAGATGATGTCATCGCAGTTCTCGCCGAGTATAGTCAAACCATGAATACCGATGGTCTCATACCCAGCGCTGAACCTTTCCTTGTTCTCTCTGGTGACCATGACTTCAATCAGTTGCAGAAGTGGAGCAACGTTAAGCAGTATGCTCCTGTTCAGAAGAAGTTTATTAAGTTGACTGAAACTCCTGAAGCAGTTCTGATGGAACATATTATCATGGGCGATAAGGGCGACGGTGTTCCCAATATTCTTTCTGGTGACGACACCTTTGTTAATGGTGACCGTCAGCGTCCTATTCGCAAGGAAGCACTTGCACTCTGGAAGACGCAGAAACCTGAAGACTTTATCAACAGCGACGAAATGTGGCGGAACTACCAGCGCAACCGTGAACTGGTTGACCTGTCTCGTATTCCTGAAGAGATCAAGGAAAGTATTATAGATAATTATGAGATGCAGAAAGAGGGCGATCGTTCTGGTCTTTTGAATTATTTTATCGCGAATCGTATGACACAATTAATTGAACTAGTGGATGAATTTTAAATGGCAATAGCACCCAAGAAATTTAGGCAAATCAACGAGGCTCTTGACTGGGCAGTTGAGGCAAAAACAACCGAAGAACTCTCCGCACGTGTTCGTGCAATCTCTGTTGGAAACTCTATTCTTATGCGATTTATTGCATGGGGCGTAGGTTACGAACAGGGTCCATGTAATCTACCAGAGGGTAAGACTCCCTTCAAGGATGAAGGTCTCCCAGAAAATATGGGCGACACTACCATTACACAGGAATTCCGACGCATTCTAACTCTACTACCAGAGGGAAGCGCAAAGAAAGTACCGCAATTCCGCAGAGAAGAAATTTGGATGCAAATCTGTCAGGGTGTAGTTTCTACCGAAGTAGAAATTCTTGATCTTGTTAAGGACCAGAAACTTCTCGAAAAGTATCCCACGTTGGCGACTGTTCTAGAATCTTTTCTTCCTGGATGGAAAGCACCTGAGGTTAAGAAGTCGACACGATCAAAAAAGTCTTTAGAATCTTTATAAATAAGTTCTTTCCCGCACCTCCTAGGAAGGAACAACTATGGGGCAAATTCTTGAGCACAAACACCTGATTATCAGGGCTGAATTGAACAATCCGCCGCAATGCGCAGAGGCGATCCAGGATTGGATGAAGACTCTTGTCGACAAAATTGGTATGAAGATACTAATGGGTCCATATGCTGTTTACAGTGACATGGTTGGTAATCGTGGATTGACTGCAGTTACTATTATCGAAACCAGTCATATTGCTATGCATGTGTGGGATGAAGTTTCTCCTGCTCTTATGCAACTTGATGTCTATACGTGTTCTGCGCTGAATACGAAGGATGTTTTCG